CATATTTTCCTGTTTCTTTTATACTAAAAGACGTGATTATATACTCCCACACAGCCAAATCTGCCGAGAATATAGCTACATCTGTATATTTCTTCCCGATTCTCGAAGTTATAGCTATATCCCTAAACTTTTTAGAGATTTCACAAATTATCTCACCATCCATGACACCTATAAAAGATGCAAAACAGTGAGCGTATAATTCGCGACGATGGATTGCCTGACGCGGTTGGTTCGATAAATCAAGAGTATAAAGAAAAGATGCGGGAGATTTTATATCTATTTTGGTCTCGTCGAGACCTCTGGTAGGAGAGAACTCAAGATTGTCTTGACATATTTTGATAAATGTCGGCCAATCTACAATAGTTATTTGTAGTGGAATGATTTCCATAATATCCTGGTAATAATATACTAGTGCTCCTGTTGGTGCAGGCCCGGAGCACTCCCGTTTGTATAGACTACCTCGCGCGGTCGTTTGAATTATCCGTTGCTTCAACCTTCTCGATCTCTGTGGTTGGCGGATTGTTGAATTTATTGACTTCCGCCATAATATCTTCGACAGCAGGAAGTTCAAACGGCGTGGTGCACGCAACCACAACCGGAGACATCCATTTATATTGCTTAGTCTCAATCAGATGAGACTTGAGTGTAGCACCCTTCTTCAAGAGTGCTTTGACGTTTGGTGATTCCCGACGCGAAGACTTGCTTCCCATGAAGAAGGTAGCAAATTGCTTCACAGAAGGAACCCAAACAAGAAATTCCGGGCCGAACATGCAACCCGAATCTTTTTCGCTGGATTTTTCAGCAATACGCGCAAACTCTTTGTTGTTTACGTCATATGCAGTAATGATCGTTTCACCAATCTCAATAGCCTTTGGACGCCATGCAATAATCAGAACGTCAACTGCGCCTGTCAGATCAGTAAAACTCTGACCAGAAACAAGAGCATAACTATTGATTGGGAATTTACCTTCCTTGCACTCGCTACTTGCCGCAGTCATTAACTGCAATCTCGGAAGATAATCACCACTCTTCGTAGTAAGTGAAAATGCACTATCATCAAACTTCTGGATGTCAACACCTTCCAGTTTGATTAGCTCATTCTCGAATACCCGCTTCCAACTCTTATTAATCTTAATGACCATGTTATCTCCTTTTATGAACAATATAGATGTTCAATGTTTATAAATAACGTAGAATATACCGGCCTGTAGGCCGGTATATTCTACGAGCGATTTTGCAAAGCAGGGTTGCCATCCCAACCAACGATTCAGAGTACGCTAGTTATAACTCTCCGATTCTAAAGAATCGGCAAGATTATTACTTCTGACCAGAAACAAGAGCGGCCTTAGCCTTCTCAGCCTCTTCAGCCGCCTTCTTCGCCTTCTCAGCCTTCTTATCGGCCAAGTCAATCAGACGCTTGTTCTTGGCGTCGTCACGCTGCTTCTTGCGAGCATCGTCCTTAGCCTTCTGAACTTCAACCGAACGAGGATCAAGATGGAGCATCCACTGAATAGCCATCTTGAAACCTTCCTCAGACGAAAAAAGACCAATGCACAGCGATTTGGCAATCGCACCCTTGTCCAGTTCGTCCTTGACATCCTTCATCTTCTGCATGAAGGCAACCGGCTGGAACTCAGCCTCAGAAGCATCCGTACCCTTACGCTTGGCGTCACGGATTTCCTTCAAACGTGCGTTAGCGGCAGGAACAAACTCATCCGGCGGAAGAGTCATGGCACGATCAACGAAATCAGCCATCTCTTCGGGCGGAAGCTTCGCCAAAGCGTAGCCATTGGCGAGTTTGATTTTGCCTTCGTTGACGAGTTCAGCAATATCGTTATTGCTGATCTTCGTCAAACCAAGACGCTCACGAATCCATTGAGCAGACTTGCCCAACTTCTGCGCGAGTTCGATTTCCGTCATCAACGGATTGCGAGACAAGATTCGCAGCAACTGCCGCGAATACTCCACAGGCCGCGTCTCGATCTTGTGGATGTTCGCCATGATTTGGGCTTCAAGCGTCTGATCATCATCAAGACTGACGACATCAGCGTTGATTTCGGTAAGACCGGCATCCTTAGCAGCACAAAAACGATGCAATCCATCGACCAATTCACAATAACTTTCCTTAGTCTCAGGATCAACCTTTGCACGCACCGTAATCGCGCCCAAGAATCCCTTGCTCTTGATTGAGTCAACCAATCCAAGGTAATTCTCATCCTGCCGATTTACTGCCCGCAGAGCTACAGGGTTTTCTCTGATCTCTGCAATCGCTATCTTCCTTAGTTCTCCCATCGTAATCTCCTTTTAGTTGATTATGGGAATCGTGTTGTGCAAATCAAATCAGACTTGTGATTGGATTTGCGTTTTCGAACCAAATCATCCGATTTGATTCGTCCGTCAAGTGCTATTATGCTATAGTATGGAAAAAAACAAGTATTTTCGTAAACCGTTGATATTCAACAGGTTACACGTTTACTTACTGACAAGTATCTATATTCTACTATATATTGAAAGAAGGAAGAAAACAAGTATATAGCAAACAAGAAAAGAAATAGTAAGTGTTTTTGTAAGTTGTTGTCGTGCAATAGGTTACAAAAGTAATTGCTTTTTTCCTGTCAATGGCATAATATAGTTTGACGTACTATGACGGCCTATGTGATTTGATTTTAATAACACCTCTGTGGCCGAATCAAATCATTATGATTATGTAATCGGAGAAAAATCAATGCCGTCTAAAACACAGGCCATATCAGCCTTTCTATTAGCACGCACGCATAGAGACTTGGCTAATCACTATTCACTAAATATGGAATGTCAAGTCAATGTAGCACAAGATGGTGGTGAGCGCGTCGAAGGTGATTTTAAGGGACGCAAGTGGCATGGTTGGACTGACAGTCTGACTACTTGGAAATCCTTTCGTATCCCGCATAAGGCATATTCAGACCCCGAATATGAAGATTCCGAAATCAAATTTGACCTTGCAGAACATTGTGAAGCTATTGGAATGACGGGCTGGGATTGGAAGAATCGTTGCTCGAAGTGGGTTGCATATGACTTTGATGCAATCATGGGTCACTCTGATAAACATGCTGGCAAACTTACAAATGAAGAATTAGACGCTGTTCGAGAAGCAGCATTTAATATAGAGTGGGTATCCATTAGAAAATCAACAAGTGGAAAAGGTCTGCATATCTATGTCTATCTTGATGATGTGAGTACGTCTAATCATAATGAACATGCCGCCCTTGCACGCGCTATTTTAAGTCAAATGAGTGCGTTATCTGGTTTCGATTTTTCAACTAAAATTGATGCGTGTGGCGGCAATATGTGGGTATGGCATCGCAAGATGGCTGGAACCGATGGATTACGCTTGCTCAAAACAGGAACCCCCCTTGATACTATCCCGCCTAACTGGAAGGACCATATTAAAGTAATTACTGGCACCCGACGCAAGAATCTTCCTCAAGAAATTGAAGATGCTGGCAAATCAGACATCTTTGAAGAACTATCTGGACAACGCCTTAGAATCCCTCTTGATGAAGACCATAAAAAACTTATAAATTATCTAAAAGATAATAATTTATTCTTTTTTTGGGAGTCTGACCATCATATGCTCGTTACACATACGCAGGATCTTAAATCAGCGCACAAAGAATTGATGCTAAAAGGATTCTTCGATACTAACTCTGAAGGTACAAATCTTAATGAGCAAAATTGTTTCGCCCACGCGTTACGTAAAGGTGGATGGATTATACGAAGATACTCTTTTGGTGTTCAGGAGCATGAATCATGGTCACAAGACGGCCAAGGATGGACTCGATGTTTTCTGAATACTGAACCAGATTTACAATCATCAGCAAGAGCCTTTGGAGGACTAGAATCAACTCACGGTGGATTCGTTTTTCGTGAAGCCGAAGTTGCTGCTAAAGCGACTGATTTACTCGGCGTGAAACTAGATTTGAATGCCGTCTATTTGGCCCGTGAAACTATCTTAAAGGAACATAAAGACGGACGACTGATCGTTGAAATCGAACGTAAAGATCAGGATCGTGCAGATGAAATGGCGGGTTGGCTACCGGATAAAAATAAATGGAAGAGAATCTTCAATAAACAAATATCCTCGCCAATGGAACCCGAAACTGGAAACTATGATGATATGGTTAGACATCTGGTTACAGAATCGGGCGATGATTACGGGTGGATGATTAGGTCTGACGGATTGTGGAGGTCTGAACCCTTAGTCCATCTTAAAGTTGCGCTTTCCTCTATGGGCCTCGATACTAAAGATGTGACTCAGGTTCTTGGTTCGAGTATCTTCAAATGTTGGAAAGTCGTTAATAGACCTTTTCAACCTGAATTCCCTGGAGAAAGAGAATGGAATCGTAATGCAGCACAATTAAGATTCTTGCCCTCTAAAGACTTAGAGAATCTTCAGTATAAAACTTGGACACAGTTACTGAATCATTGCGGCTCAGGCCTCGATGAATGTGTAAAAACTAATCCTTGGTGTAAAGCCAATGGAATCTTGCGTGGTGGAGAATACCTAAAATGTTGGGTATCCTCATTATTCAAAGAACCAATGGAACCTTTACCATATCTATTCTTTTATGGTCCGCAAAATAGTGGTAAATCTATATTTCATGAAGCCCTAAATCTATTACTAACAAAGGGTTACAGGCGTGTTGATGCTGCATTGATTTCTCAAGCAGGGTTCAATGCCGAACTTGA